AGACCAGTATACCCAACCGTTTTCCATATCATTTTGTGGAACTCCGTTTATCATTACTGCAACATTTCTTTGATTAAAACCACGAATGTTGATACGAGCATCACCCGCACCACCACCTTGTTGAGTTGCATATACACTTGGTGTAGTGTTAAGAATCATTGGAATATCTTGTGAACCAAGTCTTACTTCCATTTCCTCTTTTGATACATTAGTGTAAGCAACGGGTGTAGTTTCAGATGCACGAGATGCTAACACCTCAACATCTGATAATCCCAAGTAATTAATTTCTAATATAAAATTAACACTTGAAACTATATCTTCAACAACTACTGATTTAGTTACTGAAGAATAACCTATGAAAGAAGCTGTTATATCGTAAGTTCCTGATGGTACATCAATTTTGAAAGCACCAGAATTATCTGATACTCCACCTAAATCTGTTCCAACAACTACAATATTAGCTCCCTCAAGTGGTTGTGAGTCAACATCAGTAATAACTCCGACAACTGATTGTGCGAACAATCCCGTCATCATCAATACTGATGCAATAAGATTACGATATTTCATAATCATCTCCTTGTTGTTTACTTGTGAATAACACATTTTTATCCTGGTGTGTCGTCTGCCAGCGGTATGTGAAGTTTTTAACCATTTGTATAATCTTGGTCATCATTATCACCAGTCAAACTTGGTACTTCACAAGAATCATTGTTACAGAACTTATCTATTTCTGCTTCCTCATTCTTGATTACACCAAAACTTAGGTTACTAAGTTTTTTAATTTGTTTGTTGTACTCTTTTTCCTCAATAGCTTCATATGGCATTTGTGGATAAGCACCCCAATCATGTCTTGGTAATAAACTAATTCCCTTTAGATGATATTGATAATAATTTAATACATTTGGTATTTCATCACCCTCTTTTTCAGGGTCAAAAGTAACGGTACAACTTACTTGGTTATCAGCCCAATGTCTTTGTAAAAAAGCTGCCAAACTAAATTGTTCCCATATACTTAAATCTTTAGCAGTTCTGATTCCCTCACCTACATCAACAGGAACTTCAACTACTAATGTTGAATCCTCTGAACCAAATGCTGGTTCGATTTTATAACCTGCTTTTTTCAATGGTTCAATCAGTTCTGAATTAACTGATAATCTAATTCTTCTTATATAGAATCTACTTTCGGGATAATGTAAACCTGGAGTAGCACCAGCCAATAGTGAAACGGTACCACTTGGTTTAACTGAAGTAGTTTTAATTGATTTCGGTACAGCAAACCAATCAGAATATACTTTATCCCATGATTGAATAACATCATATCCATTATTTAACCATCCTTTAAGTTCATCGATACCTCGATGTGTTATGAATTGTGCAACACCACTAACTGAACAACCGATTCTTCTGTTTCTCAACATCACTCTGTTTGTATCAGCCCAATGTGTTCTTCCTAATGTAACGGTCTTGGCATATAAATATGCATATTTTAATGTTTTGGCATAATCTTCAAAATTATCGTGGTTGTCAGGAAATGTTTCCACTAAACAACACAACTCATATGATTCTAATGATTGTTCCAAACAAGGATTACCACCCATTACTCTATGGTCTTTATTATCACCACCATTTTTCATACGAGAATATTTTCTCATATTATCTAACCAAGCAAAACCTGGTTCTCCATTATCTACAATTCTCTTTGAAACTTCTGTATAATCCATACCTAACTCAGCAAATATACTATTGTTACTCGTCCAACCATATTGGTCTCTATGTGGATTTACTTTGTAATTCTTTAAATCTAAGTATTCTTCATTGAATGGGTCTCCAAATACAATCTCTGCAGTTCTTCTAACATTACCTGCCACAACACATTTACCAATCAGATTCATAATATCCACAATGGTTGTTATTGTGATTGGATTACCACTATTTTTATCTAATACTTTTCTGATATCTTCATGAACTTCTTGTAATGGTTCAGGTCCTGAACTAACACCACCGAATCCTTTGATTGGTTCTCCTGCTAATCTGATTTTACTATAATCAAATTCTATAGGTGCTTGTCCATGAAAGTAACTTTCTAATAACAATCTTAATGATTCTACCCAACCCTCACGAGTATCTGGTATTTCAAATTCTTGTTCATCCCTATCATTATCTACACCTTTAACAATTATTTCCCCCGCTCCTTTGGTATCAAATCCTACACCAACACCTAACATACTTGCATCCATTAAGAAACAAAATGGTTTAGCATAATCATCTTTTAATGTTTTTGTAGATACGAAAGCACAATTATTTAAGGCGGCATACAATCCTTTTTCTTCTGTTATTGGTGTTCCCATAGCCCACAAACCACGACCTGGTGGTAAGAACTTCATGTTGAAGATTCTATCATACATCTCTTGTGCTGATTTTTGTGCCTGCCATGGATTCCAACCTAATTGATGTGAATCGATATGATTCATTTGCATGGAATAAGTTCCCTCTACAACCCTTTGTACAGTCTCCCACCATCTTTCATTTTTACCATTTTCTTTTATACGAGAATATGTTCTCATATAAACTAATTCACCTAATCCGTTAAAACCAAATGGTGCTTTTTTTCTTTTGTACTTTGAAACGAAATTTTCTGATAACTTAAATTTTCCTTGTCCCATTGAAACTTACTCCTCTGTATTAATTTATTTTTGTTCCTATTATATGTATGGTATATATAGCGGAATATTAAAAACTTTCTTGTTTTTTTAGAAGTTTTAAAAAGATTTTCTTTGAAGTTTTATTCGAACCCACCAGCATCAAAATCTTTTTTCTTTTGTGCTAATGTTTTACGAATATACTCATCTGCATTGTTCATTTTACCTTGAACTTCTCTTCCACCTTGTGTACTTGTTTCATATATTTGTATGTAACCTGTATTAGTATTAATGGTTGCTGGAAAGGTTATTCCATCTGGCCCAAATCTATTTTTAATAACATGAAACCTACCTGTGTTTGCAATCTTATCTTCAACTTTTCTACTCATACTCATAACAAAATCAGCCGTCATAACTTTTGAATAATCTTCACTAACTTTCTCAGCACCAATCACATCCTCTTCTAATGATGAACGATTAGCCTGTGAAGCAGTCCATACAGGAACCTCAAACTCACCAGCCATACCTCTTAACTCTTCATATACATGACCTATCTGATGTCGTTTCTCATTGAAATGTTGTGTTGATTTCATGATATCAGCATAATCCACAATAACCATATCTGGTTTGATACCTTGTAGTTCACATTGTTGTAAATGAGCTGTGATTGTATTTACACTTGCAGTTCGTGTTGGATAGTATTTGATAATCAAGTTACCCTTTAGTTTATTAATTGCCTTTAACACATCATCCTTATAATATTGTAAGTTACCTGTTGGTTGTCCACTTACAATTGTATCATATCTTAATCCAACATACTGAGCATTTAACTCTAATGTATAATGTATTACATTCAATCCTTTTTTAACAGCATGAGCACCTAAGGCCTGTAGTGTCCAAGATTTACCAATACCAGCAGGAGCTACAATAACACCTAATTCACCACCAGCTAATCCACCATCCATCAAATCATTAACACTATCCCATTGTGTTGGCATTGTATTTCTTGTTTGTTGTGTCATTCGTTCTTCAAAACCTGTGATGTACTCATGTCCAATATCTCTTTCCATACCAGCCGTCATAGCTTTATCAATAATTGTTTTTATCTCATCATACTTTTGTGTTTCTAATAATTCAACCGATTCCATAATAGCATTCTTTACAACTTGGTTCTTACAAAACTCTAATGTTTTTTCTTTTACAAATTCTAAATCATTACTCTCACGATGTTGCCATGCATTTCTCAAACTATCTACGATAGCTGTTTTTAATACATCATTTTCTACATCATCAATTAGAACTTTGATTGCTTCCATTGTAGGATTAGTTTTATATTTACCGAAATAATCTTTGATAGATTTAATCAAAAACTTATTACTATCTGAATCGAAATAACTTATCTCCAATATATCAACAATCTGTTTGATAAACTTGGAATCCACCAAAAGTGATGTGATTATTTTACTTTGAAAACCAGTACCATATTTTACTAATGATTCACTCATATATATAATTATTACCTTTTTCTCTTAGAATACAATTTATTTTCTCCAAATCCAAATTGGTTCACCAAATGCAATATCTTGTGTTTTTTCTGTTTGTTCTTTTAATTTATCATCAAAGTATTCACTCTTTGCATTACCAGCTCCACCACTATTGAATCTCTTGGTCATCTCCATTCCTATACAACCCTCGTATTTTAACCCTTGAGATTTTATAAAATCATTCATAGGATTACATATTTCATAATAATTTTTTTTACTTGGATTATATACATCTGCAATATTGATTGCAAGTATCCCATCTTTTTTTAGAGTAGGGATTAGTTTCTCTATTGTTTTATGTAGAAAGTTTTTGTTCCAACTATCAATATCTTTATATCGTATGTAACTTTGTGTATCCTCATCCGAATATTTCTCCACATTAAAATATGGTGGTGAAGTAAAGATAGTATCAAAGTGATTTTCATACTCTGTAAAATCTACATCTTCAGCAGGTGAACAAATTAAATCTACTTTCTTTTCTTTTTCAAAGAATGTCCTGTGTTTCTCATAGAACTCAACTTGTTTTTTATAGTTTGGATGATTGGTGGTGTTTGGGTCAATCCCAACGAATGATTCTGTTGTCTCTCCACAATAAAACCCAGCCAACCTATCACCCCAACCAGCAGAAAAATCGAGTACATTATTACTTCTAAAATAATCATAAAACCCTTTCGCTATACTTGGTTTGAATTGAGAAGCTACATACTTTCTCAATGTGGTTGCCATCCTTATTGATTGTTCATCTACCTTTGTTAACACTTGGTCTAAGGTGTAGAACGCTCTTACAATAGTTTTGATTCCCTTTACAGTCTGCCATGTTTTCCAACCACTCGGTGTTCTAGTCCAATCAACTTTCCATCTTGTTTCTATGTGAAATGGATTCGAAGCATTGTTACCTGAATTATCTCTCCTAAAATACAAATCAGATAACGAATACTTCGATTCCGTTTCATTTCGTGGGAACCAACTACCCTCTACTAATAGTTCTGGCCACCTTACTCCTTTTAACTTATTTAAACTATCAAGTGTTTGCCGTTCCGATATAACAGGAATAGGTGGCCTATATGTATGTAATACTTTTGATAACTCTTCGATTACTTCTTCTTTTTCATATGTTGTTATTATATGATGCCATTCATCTTCATCAATGAAAAGATATGGTTTCATATCATAAAACTTCTTGAAGTAATCTGATATTATCATCCTAAGTTTCCATATAAATCTTGTACTTTTTTATCATAAAATTCTTTTCGTTTCTTCTCACGATACTTCTTTCTAGCTTTGGCCTTTATTTCTTCTGAGTTTCTTTTGTAGTGTTCCATTTGCCACTTTCTCTGAGCATCTCTTTTTTCTTTTTCTGAAAAGTATTTTCTTTTTCTACCCATGTGTTTTCTCCGCCATGTGATTCATTCTATTAAATGTAGAATGTAACCAACTATCAAGATTAGGTAAGGCAGTGTATAGTTTATCTTCCAAAAACATTCTTTGGAACTTATGTTTAACCATTCTTTGTATTGGTTGTGATGTGATATTTTGTACTTTTAATTTACTATTACCACTCATAACACTATTGGTTAAATCCATCAGTTTTTTATTTAAAAACATTTGGTCTTTATTATTCAAAATTGTTTCACACAATTTATATTTCTTTTGGTTCGCTGTTGAACTCTTCATAATATCTTCAATTGTAAATTGATGTGGTGAACCAAGATAAGGAAA